CACGGAGTTTAATAATGGCAACATTAATTGACGAGCGTCTAGAGGACGTTGACACTGAAGAAGAAACTCTCCAAGAAGAACCTGTACAACAGGAAACTCTTCAAGAAGAAGAAATCCCCGACAAATATAAAGGAAAAAGTACTGCTGAGATCGTAAGGATGCACCAAGAAGCTGAGAAGCTCTTAGGACGTCAAAGCAGTGAAGTAGGGGAACTTCGACAAGTTGTTGACACTTATATTCAGACACAACTCGACACATCTACACAAGCACCAGAAGAAACTGAAGACGATATAGACTTTTTCTCAGATCCCGACAAGGCAGTCGAGAGAGCTATTAAGAATCATCCTTCAATCAAAGCTGCTGAAGCTCAAACGCGACAGTACAAACAATCGACAGCTCAGGCTGCTTTGCAGCAACGTCACCCGGATATGCAACAAATTCTAAGTGACTCTAAGTTTGTAGATTGGATTAAAGGCTCTAAGATTCGGACACAGCTCTTTGCACAAGCAGATACGCAGTATGATTATGAAGCCGCTGATGAACTTTTTAGTAATTGGAAAGAACGTCAAGGTGTTGTAAATAAGACTGCTGTTGAAGAGAAAGCTAGTCGCAAAGCCGCTGTTAAGACAGCCTCCGTAGGGAATGCGAAAGGTAGCGGTGAAGCATCAACTAGAAAAGTTTATAGACGAGCAGACATTATTAAACTAATGCAGACTGATCCTGAACGGTACTTATCCTTGTCTGACGAGATCATGCAAGCCTACCAAGAAGGAAGAGTCCGCAACTAAACTCTCTTTAAGGAAATTGTATTATGGCCACATCAGTATATCCCGCTATGGGCGGAGCAGTAGACAACACTAGCGCAGCTACTTTTATTCCAGAAATCTGGAGTGATGAAGTAATTGCTGCATACAAGACTAACCTTGTTACACTAGCGCAGCTACTTTTATTCCAGAAATCTGGAGTGACGAAGTAATTGCTGCATACAAGACTAACCTTGTTTTAGCTAACCTCGTTAAGAAAATGAGCATGACTGGCAAGAAAGGCGACACTATTCACGTCCCTAAGCCTACTCGTGGTACAGCTAATGCTAAAGTTGCTAACACTGCTGTAACTATCCAAAACTCTGTTGAGTCAGAAGTTTTGATCAACATCAACAAGCACTTCGAATTCTCACGCATGATCGAAGATATCACCGAAGTACAGGCTCTCGCTTCACTGCGTCAGTTCTATACCGGCGATGCTGGTTACGGTCTGGCCAAGCAAGTAGACGACGATCTGTTTACTCTTGGTAAGTCTTTCGGCGACGGCAACGGTTCTTCTTGGGTTCACAGCGGGTCTTTCCAGATCACTGCTGGTGGCGCTCTAGAAGCCTACGATGCTGACGGCACTGCTGACGTTAACCCGTTCACTGACGCTGCTTTCCGCAGCCTCATTCAGAACATGGATGACGCAGACGTACCGATGGACGGACGTAGCTTTATCGTTCCTCCTTCACTGCGTAACGCTATCATGGGTATTGACCGTTACACCTCTACCGACTTTGTTAATGGCAAGGGCGTAGAGACTGGTAAGATTGGTAACCTGTACGGCGTTGACGTGTTTGTTTCCACTAACGTCCCTACTCTTGAGTCTGGCGTTCGTGGCGCACAGCTGATCCACAAGGACACCAACGTTCTTGCAGAGCAGCAGTCAGTTCGTTCACAAACTCAGTACAAGCAGGAGTTCCTCGGTACTCTTTATACTGCTGATACGCTTTACGGTTGTCAAGTAATGCGTCCAGAAGCAGGTTTCGTTCTAGCTGTTCAAGGCTAAAACAACTGGGGGATTCTTCGGAGTCCCCCTTTCTTTTTGTTTGTTTTCTTAGGAGCTATGCATGGCAATATATCGAGGTGCTGGAGGTGTTGGCGATTCTACTACAGACGCTACACTGTCTGACGTTACAGCCCAAGCGGTCATAGCCACTACGAAAGCAAGTGATGCAGCTGAAAGCGCCGTAGCAGCAGAGGCTAGTGCAACTACTGCAATAGCTAAAGCAGCAGAGGCTAGTGCAAGCGCCACAGCCGCAGCAGCAAGTGCGACAGGTGTTGATGTTTTTGCTGATGCAGCAGAGGCTAGCGCAACAGCAGCAGCCACATCAGAAACTAACGCAGCAACATCCGCTACAAACTCAGCTAACAGTGCTACAGCAGCTAGTGCATCAGAGACGGCCTCAGCAGCCTCTGAGAGCGCAGCAGCAGCAAGTGCTACCACAGCTACTACTAAAGCCGCAGAAGCAGCCACAAGCGCAACCAGTGCGTCTACGAGTGCTTCTACAGCAACGACTAAAGCATCAGAGGCCGCAACTAGTGCTAGCAATGCCTCAACCTCCGAAAGCAATGCTGCTACTTCGGCCTCTAATGCTTCCTCTTCAGCTAGCGCAGCAGCGACTAGCGAAACCAACGCAGCTACTAGCGAGAGCAATGCAGCTACTTCTGCCTCAGCAGCGGCTACATCAGCCACTAACGCAGCTAACTCTGCTACTGCATCAGCTACTTCAGCATCTAATGCAGCTACTAGTGAGAGCAATGCGGCTACTTCAGCAAGCAACGCAGCTACTAGCGAGAGCAATGCAGCAGGGTCAGCTTCAGCATCCGCTAGCAGCGCTACAGCAGCTTCTAACAGTGCTACAGCAGCAGCGACAAGTGAAAGCAATGCTGCTAGTTCTGCTACAGCCGCCAGCACCTCAGCATCTAGTGCAGCTACGTCAGCTACAGCAGCGTCTACAAGCGCAGCTAACGCAGCAACGTCTGAGACTAATGCAGCTGGTTCAGCTACAGCATCAGGAACGTCTGCAACTAATGCAGCAACATCAGAGACTAATGCAAGCAATAGCGCCACAGCAGCGGCTACATCAGCTACTAATGCTAGTGTTTCTGAGACAGCAGCAGCGACTAGTGCAGCGACAGCAACAACTAAGGCTAGTGAAGCTAGTACCTCAGCAGCTAACGCAGCTACAAGCGCTTCTACGGCCTCTACACAGGCTACTAATGCAGCGACTAGTGCAACTGCTGCGGCTGCTAGTGCTACAGCTGCTTCTACCAGCGAGACTAACGCAGCAACATCAGAGACTAACGCAGCTGGCAGTGCTACATCAGCAGCAGCTAGTGCAGCAGAGGCTATAGTAACTCTTTCTAATCTTAACGCAGACAACATGACTACTGGTACGCTTGACGGCGGAACTTACTAAAGGTATATAAACTATGGCAACAAAAATTGTAACAAAAAATAGCTCCACCTCTGGTAGCGCCCCTCTAGCAAGTGACCTCGTACAGGGTGAACTGGCGGTCAACGTAACTGATAAGCGACTCTACACAGAGAATGCTAGCGGTGTTATTGTAGAGGTGGGCACTAATCCCAGCACTATAGACATTAACTCAGGCACTATCGACGGCACTACTATCGGCGCATCGTCTGCCTCTACTGGCGCGTTTACTACGCTGACAGCTTCAGGCGAAATCACAGCCAACGGCGGCATAGCATTGGGCGACAATGACAAGGCTACGTTTGGTGCTGGTGATGATTTGGAAATCTTCCATGATGGTAGTAACTCTATTATTAAAGATAGTGGGGCTGGCAATATACAGCTACAGACTTCTGGCCAGATTTTTATCGGCGACAACGCTGCTGCTGAAACCTTTGCCTTGTTTAACAATGATGGTGCAGTAAACCTTTACCACAACAACTTAGAGAAACTAGCCACCACCGCCACAGGCATAGACGTTACTGGCACAGCCACGATGGATGGGCTTGTTGTTGATGGTGCTTCTGATTTAAACGGAACAATCACTGTCGGAACTACTTACACAACAGACATTACGGGAAACGATGTTTCTTTTTTCCGTGACAACGGTACATCGTATATACGGCAAAGAGGCGGGCAGGCTCTTGCACTTACAACAAATGATGGTTCTGATAGGCAAAGAATAAATATAGACGCCAACGGAGACATCAGCTTCTACGAAGACACAGGCACGACTCCGAAGTTCCAATGGGACTCAAGCGAAGAAACTCTTATCCTTAAAGGAAGTGATGCAGGAACGGCAGGGTTATTTGTTGAATCCAGCACAGCTGGCGTTGGCGCAAGACTCGACACGGTTGACGCAACCCTTTCTAACACTGCGGTGCTTACCAATAGCCTGTTGTTAGACAGTGATAATCACGCAGTTATTAGAACAGATAGCAATGGCAACGGCTCTGGTGACTTTTATATTACTGTGGGTTCTTCAGACACAGCACGTATGCGTGTTGCTAATAATGGCGATGTGTCGCTGTTTGAGGACACTGGCACGACTGCTAAGTTCTTCTGGGATGCGTCTGCGGAGTCTTTGGGTATTGGCACTAGTTCGCCAGTAACAACCCTTACTGCTTCAAACACAACACAGAACGATGCTTTAGGCATTGCTCAAGTAGTCAATACAACCGCAGACGATGTGTCTAGTAGTACGATGACTGTAAAGAACCACAGCGGTACTGGTCAGTTTATGCAGTGGCGTACCTTTGGTATGCGTATTGGTAGCCGAATCATAACCAACAATGGCGTTGGTGATGTGGCGTTTACGGTCGGCAATGACTCCGAAGCCATGCGTCTAACCTCCACAGGTCTGGGTATTGGTACTAGTTCGCCAGTTACGCTCAAGTCTGCAACAACCCTGCAAGTGTCAGGTAATGCAAAACTTGGTGATGACAACGGACGAGGTTTATTGTCTTTAGGCGATATTGCATCTACTGGCGCTAACGTAGGAATTTGGCGTGGGGCGGCAGGTGCGTATGCAGGGACAGGCAACTACTTAAATCTTGGTGGATACGATGGCATAACCTTTACAACTGGTGCGGCAGACATATCAGCGCAAACAGAACGCATGCGCATAGACTCCAGCGGTCGCGTGGGTATTGGTTGTGTTCCACAAGGTAATTTAGATATTGATGTTGCAGTTGATACTAGCTTAGGTCTGCGCTCACAGACAGGCGTAATAGTATGTCAATATACAGGCGCACCCGCTGTAGGTAACAGGGCGCAAATCGGCTTAGGATACGGCAACACTTACACGAACGTAAGCATTGGGGCAGTAAGAACGTCTGCTACCGCCTACGGGACTGATGACTTTATTATCGCAACGAAGTCAGGAACTGCTGATACAGCGCCAACAGAACGCATGCGCATAGACAGCTCAGGCAACTTGCTGGTGGG